ATGACAAGCTAGACGCAAAGGCGGACAAATAATGGCATTCGGCATCGACGACGCCATCGCGGCGGCTCTTAAAGTTCTTGACAAGTTCGTGCCTGACCCGGAAGCCAAGGCGAAGGCTGAGGGCGAGCTCCGCACCAGCCTTCAGCTCTGGGACAAGGGCCAGACCGACGTAAACGCGATCGAGGCGGCCAACCCGAACCTGTTCGTTTCCGGCTGGCGTCCGTTCATCGGTTGGGTATGCGGGGCAGCTCTGGCATATCAATACGTTGCCTCGCCCATGCTCATGTGGCTGGCCTCCAGCATGCACATTGCGCTGGCGGCGCCTCCAAAACTTGATGGATCCCTATGGGAGTTGGTCACAGCCCTGCTCGGCATGGGCGGCCTTCGCACTTATGAAAAGGTTCGAGGGGTGGCTGCAAAATGAAATTCACTGGCGAAGCACGAAAGGCAACACCTGCAGAAATTGATGCTGCGGCTCATAGCCTCGGTGTTGAGCCAGCTGTCTTTCGTTCGGTTATCTCCGTCGAAGCTGCGGGGTCTGGGTTTGACAAAGCAAAACGGCCCAAGGCGCTCTTTGAGCGCCATGTTTTTTACCGGCAGCTCAATGACGCACCAGGATTGCGGGCTAACGCTGTGGCGGAGAATCTTGCTTACGCGCGCTGGGGCACGCTTCCATACCCAAAAACATCTGATGGCGTCTACAAAGAGATCGAACGAGCTTGCGCGATCGACGAAGAAGCGGCACTTTTTTCTACTTCTTGGGGTTTGGGCCAGATCATGGGGTCGAATTATCGGCTCGCCGGGTGCGCAAACGTCTATGACATGGTGGAAGGCGCCAAAGCTTCTGAAGCTAAACAGCTCGAGCAAATGGCATCCTTCATCAGGAACGCGGGCCTCGCCGACGAACTCCAGAAAAAGAACTGGGCCGGATTCGCGCGCGGTTATAATGGCCCCAGCTATTCCAAGAACGCATATGATGTTAAGCTGGCGCAAGCTTACAGCAAATTGTCTGGATCAGCCTGATGGCCACAACCACCACATTCTCCACCCTTAAAGAGGACATCCGGCGCTACCTCGAGCGTGGGTTCACGGTCGCGTCAGATCAAATTGTCTATGAGCAGCTCCCGCGCCTGATCAACCTGGCTGAGCGCCGTATCGCTCGCGAGCTTAAGGTCGAGGGGCTGATCTCTGTCGTTTCCAGCGCAATGCAGCCAGGCCTTGCCGTCTACCCAAAACCAGACCGCTGGCGCACCACCGTGTCGTTTAATTTTGGAACAGGCGACCAGGGGGACGAATACAATCAGCTTTTCGCTCGTACCTATGAGTATGTCCGCAGCTATTGGCCCGATCGCACCCAGACCGGCGTGCCCTTGTTCTATGCCGAATATGATTACAACAACTGGATCGTGGCGCCGACACCCGACGCGGCCTATCCCTTTGAAGTCCTGGTCTACCAGCTCCTGCCGCTTCTTGATGACGCGAACCAGACAAACTGGCTGACGGAATATGCCCCGCAGGTACTGCTCTACGCCACCCTGCTTGAGGCGACACCTTTCCTGAAGAACGACGAGCGCATTCAGGTTTGGCAGCAAATGTATGATCGAGCCGCGCAGGCTCTCAATGGCGAAGATCTGCAAAAGATCCTTGATCGTTCAGCTCGCCGAACGGGGGCATAAATGACCACTTACACCGAGATTTTTGGCGGCACGAACATCTACCCTTCAGATGTTTCCTACCTGCCCTTTACCCTCAGCACCGTTGACGTGGTTCTGTCGTGGCCGCTCGAGACAAATGCGCCAGCAAATGGAACCCTTGTTGCTGCTCGCATCATGGATGTGAACAGCACGGGATCCAGTCGAAAGGTTTTCCTACCACCAGCAAACCAATCTTCGCCAGGCGAGTGCTTCCTCTTCAGCAACGTAGGCAGCACCACATTCACGATCGTAGGCAATACCGGAACCGTGGTCTGCACAGTTGTTCCGGGGTCGTTGTGGCAGGTCTACATGACCAGCACCAGCGGCGCTGCCGGCGTGTGGGCTTCCTACCAGTTCGGCTCAACAACATCAGCCGTCAACGCAGGCGCTCTCGCTGGTGCTGGTCTTGTTGCGATCGCGAACACGCTCAATCAATGCGTCGTCACGTTTGCGCTGACGTCCAATTACACCCTTGGCGCATCGAACAGGGCCCAGCTCCTTAGCTGGGGCGGCGCGAGCGGAACGCTATCGCTGAGTTTGGCATCAATACTTGGAGCCAACTGGTTCACCTACATCAAGAACGCTGGCACGAGCGCGATTTCTATCACGCCGACAAGCCCGAACACGATCGACAACGGATCTTCGCTCACGCTCCCTGTCGGCGCTTCAACGATGGTGATTTGCGACGGAACAAAGTTCTACACTTTTGGCCTTAGCAATTTAACCGCGCCGACGGCCTTTGACTACACAGCGATCAGCATCCCCGGCGCTGGCAATTACACGCTCTCGGGCGCCGAGCTCAATCGGATCGCGTATAACTTTAGCGGCACACTGACGGGGAACAGGACGGTCACTGTCCCCACGACGATCCAGCAGTATTGGATCACCAATGCTACGACAGGCTCGTATACGCTGACTGTCAAAACATTGGCCGGAACCGGTATTGCAGTGCAGCAGGGAAGCGCTCAAATCCTGTATTGCGATGGCACGAACGTCGTCCTCGGTCAGAGTCAAGGTGTCACCGTTCCAGTCCCTGTTTCTTCTGGCGGCACAGGGGCCACGACGGCCAATGCGGCCCTAGTGAACCTTGGGGGCACAGCAATTGGTATTCCGTTATTCACTGCGGCGTCCGCCGCTTCGGCACGAGCAACGATCGACTCGCCGTCGTCTTATGAGGCAATCAGCTTTACAGTGGCAATGAGCTAATGGTAGCGCAACCCTACATCATCAAATCGCTTCCCGGCATCAAACGCGATGGCACGCGCTTTGAAAACGGCTTCTATGTCGATGGCCAGTGGTGCAGGTTCCAGCGTGGTTTACCCCGCAAGATGGGCGGTTATCGTCGCTTGTCCAATCAGGTGCCGCAGATCGCCCGCGGCATAAACACGTACAACGAAGCGAGCACAATTCACATTTTGGCCGGCAGCCAGTCATACCTCACGCAATTTGAGCTTGATGGTAATGGCACCCTGACCGTAATTGCCGACCGGACACCTAGCGGCTTTGTGGCGAACCCAACCAATCTATGGACGTTTGATTCTACGTTTGATTCCGTTGGTGTAGCGCCGGGTTCGTATATTATTTGCCACGCTGGACGCAACCTCGCAGGAATCGACAACGAAATTAAAACATCAATGTATTGGGGCCTTGTCCATGCCAATACGCCGCTTGTTGCCAATAGCGCCCCAGCGGTTTCTGGCGGCGTCGTCGGCCTTTATCCGTATGTTTTTGTCTTTGGATCAAACGGCTACGTCGCATGGAATGTCGCGAATAGCCCAAATGATTGGACCGGAACGGGGTCTGGAGAGGCCTATGTTACGGGTGAAAAGATTGTTGCGGCGCTTCCTTTGCGCGCCGGCCCTGGCAATGCGCCTGCAGGCTTGTTCTGGTCACTGGACAGCCTGATCCGCGCGACCTTCATAGGCGGCGACGCGGTCTTCCAGTTCGACACAATCACGAGCCAGTCGTCGATCTTGTCTTCGCAGTCCGTGATTGAATATGACGGCATCTTCTACTGGTGCGGCGTCGATCGTTTCCTCATGTTCAACGGCGTTGTGCGCGAAGTCCCCAACCAGCTTAACCAAAACTGGTTCTTCGACAATTTGAATTATGATCAACGCCAAAAAGTGTTTGCGTACAAAGTGCCACGCTTTGGTGAGATCTGGTGGTGCTATCCTCGAGGCTCCGCGACGGAATGCACGCATGCGGTGATCTACAATGTGCGTGAAAACACATGGTATGACACCGTTCTTCCGCGCTCCGGCTGGTCTGCCGCAGACTTCGCAAACGTCTATGAATTCCCAATCACTATGAGTGTTGATATCGATCGCGTCACAAATCAATACAAAATGTGGCAGATGGAATTTGGCTATGACGAGCTGGACGGGACCGCGGTTAACTCAATCCCGTCTTACTTCCAGACAGCCGACATTTCCGTCGTGGCCGATCAGGCGCAGCCAAAAAACAGAGCCTTGCGCTGTTCAATGGTCGAGCCTGATTTTGTGCAGACGGGTGAAATGACATGCCAGATCACAGGTCGAGCAAACGCGCGGTCGCCAGAAGTGACCAGTGACGAGCACGCCTTTCCGGCATTGCAGGACATAACGAGCCCCGAAGAACAAGTTCTGTTCTTTAAGGAGACCCGGCGCGAGATGCGGTTTATCTTCAAGTCCAATGTGGTTGGCGGAAACTACCAGATGGGTCAGTGCATCGCCCACATTGAGACCAGCGATGGCACGGTGCTGGGATGATCAACCCAACCGGCATGACTGTTACTGACTGGACCGATTCAATGGTCTATAGTCTGGAGAAATATGGCTCTACGAGCCGTCTTGATGACCCAGATGAGTGGGGCGATTGGGCTTTGAGCATTCTTTCGTTCCCGTACATATCAAACCAGAACCCTCCTGCCCCTGCGGGCTATTCGAATTGGCTAGATTGGGCATACGCCTTCACCCGAGCCGTAAACCTTGGTGGCTGAGATGACGAGCACCCGTTCACATAATCCCATGGCCATGCTTTATGAAGGCGGGCGCGCCGGCACTAAGCCGGTGCGAATCGTTGTCCCCAAGCATCCTGAGCACTACGCCAAAGGCGGCCTTGCAGGCATGGCCAAGCAGGTGGCAGATGCTGGCGTTGGTGGCGACGAGCTCATTGTCCACATCAATCGCGACGAATATGATCGCCTTAAGAAAGAGTGGGGCGAACCTACGATCAACCCGCACACCGGCATGCCGCAGTTCACACCGTTTTGGAAGCAGAGCTGGTTCGCGCCCGTGGCGTCGATCGCTGGCGCCGCCCTCATGGCGACCGGCCTTGGTGCCCCGCTTGGCGCTGCCCTTCTTGGCACTGAACTAGCTGGCACTGCCGCGATCGGCACTGCAACGTATGGAAGCATGCTTGGCAATGCCCTGATCGGTGGTGGCCTTGGAGCGCTGACAGGCGGCGCGAAGGGCGCTTTGACTGGAGGCGCACTGGCGGGCCTCGGGACCGGCCTCGGCGGTTATCTTGGGTCTACGGCTGCCGGTGTGTCCGGCGCTGGCACAATGAACCCGGCTGGCGAATCTAGTTTCTCGGGCTGGGCGAACGGCTTGTTTGGGAACGCAGGGGCAGCTTCGGCAGCCGGCGCGGCCCCGGCTGGGTCAAGCGTTACTATTACGCCAGCAGGCTACACCCCCCCGACACCACCATCTGGGTTTATGACCGGGAATTTGGCTAAAGGCCTGACCAGCTCAAGCTTCTTGGTCCCTGCGGCTTTGGCGGCATTGAGCGCCAGCGGAGGGGCACCGGCTGCTAATCCTGGCGATCTAAAGAAACAGGACCGCGACAAGAACCTGACCGCGCCTCTTGATCTGAACCCCCTCGAGCGCGAACGGACAACCGCGCCAATCGATTACTACAATTATGGGCTCAACCCAGAAGCACGATTCTATGCGGATAATTCACTTCAGCAGGGCGTGCCATCGCCGACGCCGACACCTCTGCCGGTGACCAACGCCGCGATGGGCGGCTACATGGCTGGTGGCGGGCCCCTCAGCCAGCAGAGCCGAGCAGTCGGTGGCGCTGGAACGGGCCGGTCTGATAGTATCCCCGCCCAGCTTTCGGACGGCGAATATGTGATGGATGCCGAGACCGTGGCGCTGCTTGGCGACGGATCATCAAAGGCAGGGGCCAAGCGCCTTGATCAGTTTCGTGCTAACATCAGGAAGCAGAAGGGCAGTGCTCTTGCCAAGGGCAAGTTCAGCCCGAACGCGAAGCAGCCCGAGCAGTATCTGATGGGCGGGAGGGCATAATGGCATTCTTGAATTTCCTCACGCAGGGCGCACCGCAGAACTCGACGAGCTCGTCGCTCACAACGACGGATGTGCCGCAGTACCTGTCAGACTATCTCTACAACCTCATGAACGGCGCCTATAGCGCTGCGCAGGAGACCTACCAGCCTTATGGTGGCCCACGCATTGCGGGTTTCGCCCCTGATCAGCAGGCAGCGTTCGGCGCCACCCGTGCGGCTGCCGGGTCATATCTTCCAGAACTGAATGCCGCGACAAACACAGCGAACACCGCCGCTGGGCTTAGCCCCACAGGTGCTGCGCAGCCATATTTTAATGCTGCAAGCCAGAACCTTCCGGGCGTCATCAATCAGTACATGAACCCGTATCAGGAAAACGTGATCAACCGCATGGGTGATCTTGCCCAGCGGCAGATCACCGAGAAGCTGATGCCTGGCCTTGGCGATACTTTCACCCGCGCCGGGCAGTTCGGATCCACCCGCCAGCAAGAGCTGGCCCAGAAAGGCGTTCGCGATATTTCCGAAAACCTGACCAGCCAGATCGGCAGCCAGCTTGCTCAGGGTTATACGACCGCCGGGCAACAGGCCCAGGCGGATCTAGCGCGTCAAGCGTCGCTCGGGCAAGCGGCTGGTCAGCTGGCCGGCACCGAGATGACAGGCCTCGGCAATATCGCCGGTGTGCAGGCCGGCCTTGGTCAGAAACAGCAGGCCCTGGGCCTTCAGGGTGCGGGAGCGCTGGAAGCGATTGGCGCCGAGCAGCAAGGCATGACCCAGAAGAACTTGGATCTTGCATACCAAGACTTCATGAACCAGAAACAATATCCCGAGCAGCAGCTCGGGTTCTTGTCAAATATCGTCCGTGGCCTGCCTTCAGGAGGTAGCACACAGGCAACCAACACCGTCGGCAGTGGTCAATCCTATTCCGCTTCGCCGTTGGCGCAGCTTGCCAGCGCTGGCATGAGTGCTGCCGCCCTCAGCAATCTCCTGCCGAAATAGGGGTAACCTATGGTCGATAGCCCTCTATCCAACATACAGACGCCGACATCTCCGTTGTCGCAAGATTTCTCGCTGGAGGATATCAAGAAATCCCTTCTTGATCGGTCTCAGGCTCAGTATGCCGCCCAGCAGGCCCAGATGGGCCAGATGGACCAGCAGGCGCAGAAATACAGCACCCCCGGCATGTCGGACACCGACAGGGCATCAATTTTGTTTCAGGCGGCTGGAGCCCTTGCCGCGCCGACACGCACTGGCGGCCTGATGGAAAGCATCGGCGCGGCTGGTACGGCTGTTGCCGGCCCGTTGCAGCGCGCTGCGCAGGCCGAGCGCGATCGCCAGGACAAGATGGCCCAGCTCCAACTTGCCCGCGCAAAGCTGGCCAGTGAGATGACGGGTGGCGGTATAGCGCCCGGTGATTTGCTGAATCTTTACAAGCTTAAGCAGGCCGACGCAAAATCTGGTGAGACATTCAAGGCGAGCCTAATTGGCCCCGGAAAGTACGCTCTCGTCGGCGACCAGGGCACTGTCAAACCAATTCCGGGCGATGTTTCTGGGGCTTCTAGTACGCAGTCTGACCTGACCGGACCTGATTTCCTTAAGACCCTCCCGCGCGGAATTGCGCAGGATGTAAAAGCCATGGCGGAAGGGCGCCTCCCTGTGCCAGTCCCTGGCAGTCGAAATGCTGAGCGTGCTGGACCTCAGCTTGAGGCTTTGAAGCAGTACCTTGGAGATGATGCTGACGCCTACAACAACATCGTCAGCGGAACGCGCAGAAAAGTCACCATGGACATGGCGTCGGATAAGCCGAACACGGTTGGCTACAATCTGCGTGGTGCCGCGACAATGCTGGACCATTTGGGCACTATGGCTGAAAAAGCCGATGCGCTCGAAAACTTTGACACGCCTATCTTGAACCAAGGGCGCTGGGCGATTGCAAAAGCTAAGGGCGGTCCAGACGCTGCCAAGCTGAACGATTTTGGCCAAGCTTATATGACCTATTCAGGCGAAGCCGCAAAAGCTATCAAGGGCGGCGTTCCAGGCGTCCACGAAACCATGGAACGCCTGAAGCTCCTCAATGAAAACCAGGGGCCTGATGTTATTGAAAGCCACATCGATACCGCAAAGGAGCTTTTGCTGGGCCGCATGCGGCCCATCATGGACAATTACAATCGCACCATGGGCACGAAATACACAGACCTGCGGGATTTCATAAAAGATTTTGCACCCCAGTCTTTGCCTGCTTACGATCGTCTTGAAAACAAAGCGATCAAGGGCTCTGTGAAATACAAAGCGCTGCAGGCTCAGAAGGCCAATGCGGCTGAGGCGCCGGCTGGTAAGACTGACGAACAGGGTTGGGTCACGTTGCCGAGCGGCGTTAAGATCAGGCCGAAGCAATCTCAGGAGTAATCAATGCCTATTTTTGAGATTAAGGGCCCCGACGGCAAAACCTATGAGGTTGAGGCTCCGAACATGGCCGCCGCAGCAGGCGCGTTCTCCGCGCCCGTTGCATCGCCCGAGCGCCTCGCCGGGCGCCAAGCCGTCAAGGAATCCATGGCTGCTGCGCCTCGCATGGAGGTTCCTGTCTATGATGCCATGGGCGTCGCCACCGGTGGCACCGAGCGCGTCCTGAAGCCATCAAAAGCGGATCCGATCGGGCGCGGAGCTATGTCCGTTTTCCCGTTTGGAACAGACATCGCAGCCATGGCGCGCTCTGGCGCACTGCCAATGTCGGCTGCGCATTCGGCTGAAAAAGAACGCATCACAGGCGAAGGTGAAGCCGCGCAAGAGGCGTACCCGAAACCGTACATGACCGGCCAGGCTGGCAGTATTGCTGCGCAGATGATGGCTCTCCGCAAACTCCCGTTGCCGGGTAGCACATGGGGCACAGCGGCCCTTCCAGAGGGTGCCACGCTTGGCCAGCATGCCGGAGCCTTCGGGGCTCGCGTGGCGGGTGGCGGCCTCGGCGGTGCCACCATGGGTGGCGCTATGGGCCTTGGTGAAGGCAATGACCTTGGCGAGCGCCTCAAGAACGCTGGCACAAGCGCGCTTGTCGGTGGCGCCCTTGGTGCTGCAGCTGTCCCAGCTGTTGAAGGTATCGTCGGGGGCATCGGTGGCGCATACAACAAATTCGTTGCGCCCACAGTCCAACGCGCTCGAGCTGCTTTTAATCCTGAGACTGTAGCGGGTGAAAAGGTTGGTTCCACGCTGGCCCGTGGCCGCCAGATGACCAATGACGAATTTGCCGGGCACATTGCCGAAGGCGAACCCGTCATCCTAGCCGATGTCGGCGGAGAGCCCACGCGCGGCCTCGCCCGCTATGCGGCCAATGCGTCCCCAGAAGCCCGCGGAACGCTGAACGAAGGCATCCGCCCGCGCTACGCCAGCCAGTCCGAGCGGTTCTCAACAGAGGTTGAATCTCTGTTCCCCAACCGCCCCGACTATGCCAAGGACATCGACCGCCTGACTGCCCAACGGAAAAGGGAAGTCGGCCCGGCCTACGATCGTGCCTATGCACAGGGCAGCACCGGCGTGTTTAACGACGAGCTGTACAATCTGACAGGCGCGCCTGCAGTGCAGGATGCCATGCGTGACGTGACACGCCGCGCGAAAAACCAAGAAGCCTACGGCACGCCGATCGGCGAAATCATTGATCCGTTTGCGTTCAACAAACAGGGCCAACTGGTCGCCAAAGAGGGCATGAAGGCGACGGACGCAAACCTGCCTTATTGGGACATTGTCAAAAAGAACCTGGATGACAAGGTCACAAGTCTTTACAAGCAGGGCTTGAACGAAGAAGCGCGAGACATCGTCAAATTGCGCAATGGCCTGCGCGATACGCTTGATGAGCTTGTTCCGTCATACAAAAAAGCCCGTGGCGATTATTCGAAGTTCATGGGTGCAGAAGACGCTTACGAGGCTGGCATTAACCTGTCTCGCATGACCAAGTCTGACTCGCTCTCTGTCGCTTTGAAAGATATTGGCAGGCTGTCTGAATCTGAAAAAGAGCTTCTGGCTCGTGGTTACGCTTCGGATTTGCTCGGCAAGATCGACAGGGCAAGCGACAAACGATCGATCATCAACAATACGTTTTTGGGCGGCTCTCCGGTTGAACGCGCCAAGCTTCGTGAGGCACTTGGACCAGAACGTGTCGCGGCTCTCGAGGCCCGCGTGCGTGTTGAAGAAATGATGGACACTGTGCGCCGGGCAGTCGGCGAG